CGGAGTCGGTTCAGAATATTATGGGTGGTCTGGCATGACTTTAGAGAGATCCAAACAAATCAGCAATGCTTGTAGAGAGCTTTTGACTGCGCGAAAATCAGGCAAGATGGATCAAGAAATGTTGGATTATGAACTTGCGAAAGTGTCGCTTGAGTTTTTGAGTGAATATAAAACAAAACCATTACCAATAAAACCGCAAGCGAATGAAGCAAAGGCAAGATGGATTTATGAAAATATTGTACGAGATAATCAGTCAAATTTATTATGGTTAAGTCAAATGTTAAATGTTTTAGAGAAACGAAATCACACTAGCGCACCACTCGTCAGGCAAATAGTTTACGAACATAAAGGAGCATTTCAGAATTGATATGGGTACTAAAAGCCGATGTGGGCCAACAAAGACAAGTGGTCAACGAGTCAAATGGATAAAGAAAGACACTTTTAAAAAACACAAGAAACGTCGCCAAATGCAAAGAGAGTCACGCAGAAGGAATCGCATAAAATGAAAGGACTTCTTTTTATTATTGCATCTCCGTTCGTTGTTTTATTCGTTTTTGGAGTGGCTTTGTGGACTTTCGCGCTTGTCTTTTGGTACAGTGCCGCGTATTTGTTCGATAAAATTCTGAATTTTAGAACGGTCGACGACTGAGAGAGGTTCACTGTGAGCAGCAAACGGGTAAAGGCTTTACGAAAAAAGACTTTTGGTGACATTGCTTTCAGGCAAGAAAAATATGTCACTGTGGCATCGGGTCAAATCATTAACCTTCACAGGATTGAATACAGGAAAGCGAAAAAGGCAGAACAAAATGAGATTAATTAAAGGAACTATCGGAACAGCAATGTTAGGAATTGTCGCTGCATGTGCTTGGCACGTCGAAGCACTTCGGCCTTATATCGTGCTTGTCATATGCGCGATCATTGTCGGCATATGGATATATACCGGACTCCGTTTAATTATAGATAGCTTAACAAAATGAACCTAAAAATAAATAATATCAAGATTGATCTCATTCTGATACTTATTGGAATCTGCCCAATTTTCTTCCTTTCAGACAACCTGAACGCATTAGATATTTTACGGAATCAGCGGATCATGTTTTTCTTTGTATCTTGTTTGCTGATTATCGCAGCCTGTCACGCCAATAAATTCATAGGCGCTTTTTTAATGCTCTCAGTCGCACATCATTTCATGTTTCCTTCGTTGGAGTATTTCAATACGAAAATGACATTTCTGCTTTGCGGCTCACTTGTCTACCATTTCGTCAAAAAAGATTATAAGGGAGAGAATTACAAGTATGTTTTGCTCGCGGTAACGACTGCGACGGTTGTGATCGCGACATTGCAATATTTCGGAAAAGACATCTTTTTTTATGCAGAGATGGAAACCCCTGGTCTGATGATATTGCCTGGTTATATGGGGCAATTTTGCGCGATTGTAGCCCCTGTGATTGCAACTGTTCATCCCGCGTTTCTCATCATCCCGATAATCGGCTTGGCGTTATCCAAAAGCATTGTATCTATTGGCGCGTTTTGTGTCGCGATGCTCTTTATGGCTTGGTTTAAGTCGAGAAGACTCTTTGTTTGTTTGGTCATTCTGGCCATTCTGACGATGCCTTTTATTGCCAAACGTGACTATGATTCCGGGGAATGGTTCAGGCGGATTCAGGTTTGGAAAATGGTCTCAAGCCGCGCCGCCAGGAGTCCTTTTATCGGGAAAGGAATTGGAAATTACAAAAAGACTTTGTTCATGGAGTGGCACTATAGAGACGTGTCGAGATGGTTCAGCGTTGAACTGAAACCAGAAAATATTGCGCCATTATATCAAAAGATACGCGAGATTGCGGAAGAGGGCGGCTTTGATACGACGAGGCTTGACGTTCACGATACGTTGCTGCACAGAATGGACGAGTTGAGAGGGAAAGGATTAGGCTCGTATGTTTGGGATCATCCGCATTGCGAATACCTGCTCGTTTATTACGAATACGGATTGCTTGGGTTTTTGATCCTACTTTGTTTTATAGCGGATATTTTTAGAAGATTTGTTTATCAAGATGTCCCGACTTGGCGCTTTGGTGACAATAAAGATAAACAAGAAATTGCTTTGATGGCGTCATTCATTTCAATCCTAATCCTTTGCACCGTTCACTTTACTTTGCATCTTCCGATCACGGTTCCCGCCGCGATTGTATTGACTGCGATGTTAGATAGGAGATTACAATGAAACAGACACGATATCAGCTAGTCAATCGATTACTCAATCAATACGGCATGAAAAAAAGCAGGAAAGAATTGCAAAACCCCACAACCAAAACGATTAGGGATTGGATCAAAGAAATTAAGGAGCGCCATGTTAAGGCTTAAATTTAAGCGGGCAAAGTACGGAAATGTCCCGGTAACAGCGTTTAACATCAGTTTCCGTTCCAAGGAAGAAACGTATCACGCGATGTTTCTGGAAAGTGAGCGACAGGCGGGGCGAATAAAGAAATGGGAATATGAAAAAAAACAATACAAGTTGATTGTCAGAAAGCATTTAATTTGTTCGATATTGCCAGATTTTGAAGTCACCTTTCCAGATGGGCGAGTAGAAATACACGAAGTAAAAAGCAGCATTACTATGACACCAGAATGGCGAATCAAGAGAAAATTATTTGAAGTTTTGTACCCAAGATTTACTTATCTGGTCGTCTTATGATTGCCGCGAAGCTAATCGTAACTAAAAACCTGAACACGCCAGAAGTTCAAAACAGACTGCTTTGTCTGTTTGAAGACATCCGAAATCTTCACATCAAATTGATGGATAAGAAAGATCCGCGGGCGTGGAAATGCAAATCTTTTGATGAGGAGTAAGCGCGATGGATTGTGACGTTTGCGGGCATTCAATATCGCATGGTAAAAATCATGTCATCTGGATGCCGTGAGCATATTGCTGAAGTTATGAATGTGCTAAGAGAGAGCAGGGAGACTAAACAAGATGCCAAGTAAGTCAGCCGTATATTTATGGTTGCATGGTGCATTCTATTGGACTCTCTTTAGACTTGGGCTTGGGCGTAAGTTCAATGAATGGTTATGCTCAATTGGAAAATACCGTAAGTTTATGGATGGGCGTTGTCAGTGGTGCGGAGATAAACATGCCACCTGAAAAGGACAGTTTAAGGCGGGCGAGGAAAATTTGCACCGACAGAAGACATGGAATCCCAGCTATAGAGATCAGAAGAAAGCAATTCGATTGCAAAGAATGTTGCAAGATTGCCGCTGTCATCGATGACGCTGTAGCCTCAGAACGTGAAGGCTGTGCTGTGGTTGCTGAGAAATGGAAACCAGGCAAAGGTTACTTTGATGCCCAATGGCCACAAGAAGGAATAGTCAAGGCTATCAGAAACCGAGGCAAGTGTGCTGTAGCCGACAGTGACAAGGCGATTGAGGTTTTGGTTGAGACGCTGATCTACTTTAAAGAATTTAATTCTGAACATTTTCGAGATGGGGGGACAAAATACATTACAGACAGCTCAGAAGCAACCCTCAACCACCCATCCGTGAGGGCTGTTAGGGAGCGGGGGAAACCATGAACGATCCAGGCAAATTGATACGACAACTTGATGACGCTATTGAAAGAGGAGAGATTTCGGACGAAGACGCCAGAAGATATTTTGAAGAAGCTCGGCAAGAAGCAGTTGAAGAAACGGAAAATGATTGGGGTGCTTAAATGACCTGCAAGAGAGGTGAGTTGTGACTAGTTATGTATAAATTCCATTGTGATAGGTGTGGAAGCGGATTTGATACTCTTGAAGATTTGCTTCAACATCTTTGTGACCCAATACCAAGAGAGTGGGAGAAGCCATGACCTGCAAAAGAGGTGAGTTGTGAGCCATCAAACAGAATACAAAAAGTATATTGATTACATCGTAAATTCAGGAGGAAGTGTATCGATCAAACATTTTATGGAAGATTGGGAACCTATTGCTGGTGGTATTTATTGCGAACTTATGGAAAAAGGAATCATTAAAAGTAATGATTTTAACTTATGGTTGGTAAAGCCATGACTGAACCCGTCAGGAGTGCGGAGGAAAGTCATTACGTGCCCGGTCATTCGGTTTGCCCCAAGTGCGATTTTTACTTAGTTAGTAGTGTTATCCATAAGAAAGGAATTTCTCCTGACAAATCTACACCACCTAATTGTCCCAACGACGGAACAGAAATGTTCTCTGTGTCATGGAAAGACCATTCCAAAAGACAAGGCGAAGTCCTTGAAAAAGTTGTAGAACGGGTCGAGTCTGAACGCAAGCGGGTGGAGGCTTTGGAAACTGAGGTTGAGCGATACGAAAACACTCTAAGATGTATTGCCGAACCCGAACGACAAGACCGTTATACACCACAACAGCTTGCCAAGCACGCCTTGAGGACTGAGTCTTTAGACTCCAAGGCAAAAGACGGGGATGCAAAGGAATCCTATTACGGAAAGCATTGTGAAGAAGAAGAGCATCTCAAGGTAATTGAAAAACTGATGCGTTCAGATAGTGATACTGAAGACGAACTTAAAAAGGAACGTAAACAAGTGGAAGATCTTAAACAACAGGCTGTGGGCTTACAGGATCGAGGAGATTTAGCGCTCAAAATGGTGGATGAGCTTGAGGCTGACAATAAGAGGTTGCTGAAACTGTATCCGAAGGAGGCAAGGGACTTTATTGAAAGACTAACTGCGGTTGAAAAGGCTTCTGTTGATACGGACAAAGCTTTAGCGATACCTACTTATGGAGAGCTTCAAGTTAAACTCACCGCCAACGAAGCTGAGGTTGAGCAATTGAAAACGGGTTCAAATGATCTCACAACATTTTTCTGCTCCAATTGTGAAGCTGAGGCAAAAGAAAGTTTAAGGATTCAAATATATTACAATAATCGATCTGAAAAGCAATCTGAAGAAATAGATAAATTGCAGGCTGAGGTTGAGCGGTTAAATGTAAAAGGTGGTGACGTTTGCAATCTAGCGGGAGTCACGCTTGTAGAAAAACATGATCTTCAATCTAAACTCACCGCCCTTGCAGGGATTGTCTCTGAGCTTGAGGAGAAGCTGAGGGAAGCCAATAGCAAGACAGAAGCTCTTGAGAGTGACTTTGCTAAGAGCGTGTCCAAAGGATGGGGAGAAGTTCAAGCAAAGATGCAATATAAAGACCTCCAGAAGGAACTGAGAGCAGTAAACAAAGGTGCTGAGAGTAATGCTCATATTAACAGAATACTTACTGATGATAAGTTAGACCTCCAACAAAAGCTTGAGCTCGCTGAGGAGGCATTAAAACGACTTGCATTTATTCCTGACGAGAAAGGTTTTACTTATGGTTCAACTTTACATGACGTTGGCAAGATGAGTGAGTTTGCCAAACAAACCTTGGAGGCGTTGAGGAAATGAACCTCTTTCACATCGTTGCGAAAGTGAAGAAAGGGCATGAACGAATATGGATGACATGAACTACTCAGACGATTCTGAGAAGCTGCTTAAACTAATTGATTTCCACGTAAACTTAGATAGAGCTGACGATTATTATGAGTTAGTTAGGATCGTCAATAGAGCCCTCCAATCTGTTGACACGAAGGTGCGGCGGGAGTGTGCTGAGATGGCCAATAAGTTGAACAAAGAAACAGCACGTAAACCAACGATTGCAGAGCTAGAGGCTATTTTAGATAGTGAACCATCAAAAATTAGAATCTTGCCTGATGGTTCAATCACCGGCGGAAGGGCAACAGGAGAAGAGATAAGTCAGCGCATCCTCGCCACAATCAAGGAACCCCATGCTGACCATGAGGAGGGGTAATGACCACACTCAAGAATGCAATTGAGCTAGAACTTTATCGTTATGCACAAAATGGCTACAAGAGCAAAGAGCATGTCAAAGAGGCAAAGAAAGCAGTTATAGAAATTCTCGTCCAAGTCTTGGAGAGGTTGCCTGAGAAGAAAACGATTCTTACTTTCTATGAGTCCACGCTAAAGATAGCAGTAGAAGCACATAACGCAGCAATAGACGACATGCGCTCTAGGTTGGAGGAGAAATGAAAAGAGAGTTTAGGTGGAAAAAGTCAGCGTGGGATAACGATGAATTGCAATATGCTCTTGAATACAACTCACCGAGTCAGTTCAAGATTGAGGACATAAGATTTCTTCATGCTGAAGTTTGCGGTGAAAACGACGGTGCTGATTGGTGGTGGATTCTTGAAATGTCAGATGGTAAACATTTCCTTTTGTCTGGTGGATGTGACTACACTGGCTGGGATTGCCAAAGTTCAATAGAGGAGCATGGCTATTTTAATTCACCAGAAGATTGTGCCAAAAAAACTCCTCTTAAAGATACTTACAACAGGAACATTCAGAATGCGCTCTTAGACCAACTTTCAGGGAAGAATCCATTCGGCGTGATCGTTAATGATGGCTCTAGCTGAGGTTGACAATAACCCCTCAAAAGTTACCAATGAGGGCGGGGAGGGTTGACAATGAACTGGTTAGAAGTTTCAACAATCGTCGTGTTGTTGATTGGGGTGCTTATGTCTTGTGCTTGTTTGATTAAGCTGTATTTCTTTATGTAGGACAAATAATTCATGGCAACTGTGGCGTTCTGGTGAAAACGCACGTTACGGCGTCCGTCATAAGCAGGTTCGAATCCTGCCAGTTGCCAACTAATTTCAGTCAGGGTGGCTACAGCCATTCAGGGTGTAAAAAGCCAAAGAGGTATTCCTGAACTCTGCTCACGCCATTTAAGATGCGTGAATGACCCAGGATGAAGCAGACTAACCTACTGCCCCTGACTGATTCACTGTGCGGTTGGTGTAACGGCAGCACGTCAGCTTGTGACGCTGAAGGAGGGGTTCGAATCCCCGCCGCACCCAACTACGTGGTATAATTTAAAAAAATGAGGAATTGAAAATGAAAATTGGTGAGACAGTAAAAGTCAGGGTCAATGAGTTTCAGTATTACCCGGCAATTATCACGAATGTGCGCGGCGAAGTTCATTCGCTTTTTGTTTTAGGACCGGAACAGTATGCGGGCCATCGCGATTGCGTGTTAAGCGGTGCTGCGATTGGACAGTTTAGCGAATTGGATGAGAAACAAGAAAACAAAGTTACGCTGACACCTGAAGCGGAAATTAATACAACTCAAGAAACCACGGAGCCACAAGATGGCGAAAAAGAGAAGGACCAGGAAAAAGACTGGTAAGACCAAGCTTACCAAAAAACAGAAAAAGTTTGTAAATGCGTTAGAAGACCCGGACGTGACAAGTGTTGCTGAAGCATCAAGAAAAGCTGGATATGCTGATGTCAGCAGTGGTTACAGGAGCCTAGAAAAGCCTTTAATTCAAAGCGCTTTAGAGCATTTTTTAAAAACGCTTGAAGTGCAAGGCGCCACGGACAAGAAAGTCGCACTAAGAATAGCCCAAGGGTTAGATGCGAAAAAAACTACAGACATCGACCACCACACCCGCCACAAGTTTGTCGAAACAGTTCTCAAAGTAAAACAGTTCGTCACCGGCGGTTCCAAAGAACCGACACAAGACAACCGAAAGCAGTTAATTTTTATCATTGGGGATGAAGGAAAAACAGGAAAAGAAGCGTTGGAGGAGATTATATGATGGAACAAGTTTTAGAGTTTTTAAGCTTTATCGGCAGAGTGGTGAGCGTTTCGTTTCTGGTTAGCTTTGGCTGGCATTGGGGTAAAAGAATGGTTGGTGGGAAATGAGAGATAGGTGCGAGAATTGCTTTCAGCTATTAAAAAAAATCATCTGCAAGGTATTTTGTAGCATCAAGTGCCTGAATGAATTTTATGTAAAGCAAATATCAGCGGAGGGATGATATGACCGAATTCGCGTGGTTTGCAATTGGTTTCGCAAGTTGCATCGTGTTGTCAATAGTGATTGATTTGATATTGGGGAAGAGGTGGAATGATGGAGCATAAGTATAAGGTTTGGTCGCCAGAAAAGAAGCGAATGTATTTACCAAATCCAGGATGCGATATTTTGATTCGCATTGATGGCAAGAAATTTGTGCAAATCGACATAGCCGAAAACTCTGGTTTAGCGCCAGCGGATGACGAATTAATCTTTTTGGACTACATCGGCCTGAAGGATAAAAATAGAAAGGAGATTTGTCGGGGGGATATTTTAAGATATTTTTTTCCTGGTAGCGGACCAGAGCATGTTTATTTAGTTGAATGGAAGGAAATTCGAGATGGCTTTGCTGTCATGGGGGTCGGTTATGATTGGCATCAAGCTGACACTGACACATGCGAAATCATCGGCAATGTGTACGAAAACCCGGAATTATTGGAGGCGAACTGAAATGGACGATAGACGAATTGGTTATAGAGCGTGGCATAAGTATTTAAATAAATGGCATTACTTTAGAAATCCTGGTGGCATTTGGGTCGCCGCTCAAGAACAAAAACATTCCTTATGGGATTATGAGCGCTGGTGTCCAGATACAGCGTTAGACGATAAGAACGGGAAAATGATTTATGGAGGCGATATTTTGGGTGGATTCGGTGATGGCAATGAAAGAGTTTGTTATAAAGTGGCCGAAGGTCGGTGGTGTCTTGAAACAGCCAAGGGTCATGTTGCTCCGTTAAATATATCAGGAGCAAAATGGAGAAAAATTATCGGAAATATTTATGAACACCCGGAGCTACTAAAATGACAGCGAGAGAAGAGGCCAGAAAGATAACTGCAAATATACCTAGAAACTTTGACTACGGAAGCAATAGAAGCAGAAATCAAGGAGACAACATGAAACAATGGGATGATTACGGTTTGAATGTCTCAACGATTATATTTTTGTCTCAATATCAATTGGGGCATGGAAACATAAAAATTAGTCAGGTTATTGATTATTTAGAGCGGGATACGCTAGAAAGATTTCCCGTCACGAAAGCGGCGTTGCGCAAGGATGTTGCAGCTAGCATGGAATCGCTAACTGAGGAGAAATCGAAATGAAAGACGACAGAAACAAAAAGGATAAGCCGTGACCAACGTCGCAGATGCTTTAAAGAAAGTGTGGTTCAAATGGGCATCAACGGAAGATTACCCGAACACACCAAGTCTCACTGATGATATAGATGCGATTGAAATGAAAATCAGAGAGGAACAGAGTAAAAATGGATAGGGGGAAGCATGGCTGAACTTCGAGTTATTATGTGGTTAGATAAAAAAGGTGAATGGAGATTTTCTGCAAAAGAACCATATACTGGTGATGTAGATTGGAACTTTATACCAATAGAAGTTGAGATAAATGCTGTAAAACAGAATGCCTGAAAACAAAAGGAAATAAGCCATGAAAGAAACAAAATATTATTGTGATAACTGCAAAAAAACAATGACTAGGGGATTTATTAGGGTGGAGTTTCCAAATACACACACTGAGGCACTCGAAGTTTGTGACCGTTATTGTTTGTTGATGCACTTTGGAAATAAACCTATTTTCGTCGTACCTCCTAACAAAGCTACTAGATGATATGGAAACGCTTGAAATTGTAATCAAAATTGTTCAATTCGTAGTTTCTTCCTTGGGCGCTTGGTTGTTTGTGTTTACTATTGGATTTTGGATAGGCTTCAGTGCTCGCGTAGAGAGAGATAATAATTCTATAAATAATGCCTGAAAACCAACTCAAGTGGAAAGCCCAGCCCAAGCAAAAGGAATTTCTTCGCTTAAAAGTCAGAGAAGCGCTCTACGGTGGTGCTGCCGGTGGTGGTAAATCAGATGCGCTTTTAGCATTCGCATGTCTCTACGCAACAAAATACGCTGGTTCTAAAATATTAATCCTTAGAAGGACGCTCGCCGAGCTTCAAAAAGAAGGCTCGCTTATTCCCCGATCGCTTGACCTCCTAAGCAACACAGACTGGTATTACCGGGACCAAAAGAAGAAATGGTTCGCGCCTAATGGTTCAGTCATTGAGTTTGGATATTGCGAGTCAGAGTCCGATGTCCATCAATATCAATCCGCGCAGTATGAAGTCATCATCTTTGATGAATTGACTCACTTCACAGAATTTCAATACACGTACTTGTTCAGTCGATGTCGGTCGGTCAAAGGCTATCCGGCGTGTGTTAGGGCTGCAACCAATCCAGGCAACGTTGGTCATGCGTGGGTGAAGAAACGATTTGTCTCTTCTGCTCCGCATGGAACGGTTCAAGAGATCGCAATCAAGAACGTTGTCACAAATGAGATGCAAAGCATTACCCGATGCTTCATTCCTGCCAAGGTTTGGGACAACAAAATTTTAATGGACAACGATCCGAATTACATCTTGTTCCTTCAGAGCTTGCCAGAAAACGAAAGGAAAGCGTTGCTTGATGGCGACTGGGACGTCTTTAAAGGCCAGTATTTCTATGAGTGGAGGTATGACCGGCACGTTGTCGAACCGTTCACGATCCCCTCGCATTGGAAGCGGTATGTGGCGATGGATTGGGGCATGGCCGACCCATTGGCATGTCATTGGTACGCAATTGACGAAGATGGGCGTGCGTGGGTATATCGGGAGCTTTATACCAAGGGATTGATTGGTTCTGTGGCGGCTGAGAAAATAAATGAAATGACGCCTTTAGATGAGAAGATCGAGTCTTTTGTCGTTTCAAGAGATATCTTCTCAAAGCGCGGTGAAGCACCTGAATCAATTGGCCAGACATTCGTAAGGAAACTTGAAAGATTCTCTGTAGTTGCCGTTAAGTTGACTGGTAAGAAACCAAGGGTAAGCGGTTGGATGAAGGTCAGGGAATGGCTCGCAGACGCACCAGACGGATTGCCGTGGATGATGTTTTTCAATACATGTATACACATGATTCGCACTCTTCCTGAGCAGATTTATGATGAGAAAAACGTGGAAGACATGGCTCAATTAGAGGATCATTGCGCGGAGGAATTAAGATATTTTTCAGTAACACATCATCGCAAACCAATCGTTGAAGACAATAAATACAAAGACCTGCCTATGAAGGATCAGGACAGATTACTAAGAGATGACAGAGAAAGGAAAGCGCAGAAGGAAGAAAATCTTGATAATTTCTTAACAGATGTTACACTTTAATGTGGCTGTGGCGGAAGATAGACGCAAGTTAGTGCTTGGAAGGGTTATAAGGGACAGCGTAAACCCTATCTCGTAACATTGTCCCATGCAGGTATCGAATCCTGCCGGTCCGCATGTAATTATAAATTAGGATTTCTATGAAAGAAATCAGATGCCCTCGCTGTAATATGCTTCGTGGAAAAATAGACGAAGACGGAACCTTCCATTTTAAAATCTTCAACGTAGTTGATATTATCGCTCAAATCAAAACCCTCCATTTAATTTGTCATGGCATCGTCAAGGGAGAAGACGGTCACAAAATTCCATGTGAAACAAAAATATTCGTTGAATACAAGGATGGCGTATGTCAGATCAGCTCTTAGAAGAACAATTCGAAGAACAAAGTCGCAACGATAATATCGTAAAATGTATCCGACAGCCATTGATTGAAGAAATTGCTCGATTGAACGCAATCTTGAAGGCGCGAGAAGAATTCACCAAGCACTTAGAAGAGTCGATTAGATTGAGAGACGACAGGTTGATGTCGCTGATTGACCCCGCTGCCTACACACAATTCAAACGACACAACACCGCACAGCGATTGCCGACACCATTGACCGAAGACGAAAAAAAATTAAAAGACCAAAGAGCCCAGGAGGCCAAAGAAGATTACGACGAGCTTAGAAACACCAACGTAATCTAAAAGCGTGGCCTTAAATGAGTTACGGGTACGATCTAGTTTTATCAGAGCTAGACGGCAAGGATGACGAAGGCTTAGTCTCTGGAATAACGGACTGGTACAAACGCGATATTGAGAGCCGCAACGAACGAGCTGTCAATTGGAGCCAGTCCATCAATTTTTTGATGGGCAACCAATGGATTCGATATAACGCCCATCACCACAGATTCGATACAATTCCGACGTCATCGCGTAATAGGATGATCGATCGGCCCACCACAAACCACATCAATCGCTGGGTAAGAACCAATTCCGCAAGCTTCACCCAACGCCCCGTCACCTCAATCGAGTCAAATTCTGAAGAACCGGAAGACCGCAACGCCGCTCGAATTGCAGAGGTTGTGTCGAAATATCTTTATGAGAAGCAAGAGAAGAACGATCAGTATTACGAGCTTTCTTTGTGGGCAATCATTGCTGGAATCACAATCAGAAAGTCGATGAAAGTCTCAAGTGAATTCGAAGCTGGTGGCGTAACATTAAAGAAATGCGAATCAACTGTTGTGTCGCCATACAGCATTATTTTTGACGGTCTTCCGTCCCGCGTCAGAGACATTGGCGTGATAATGGAAACGACCGTTGCTCGGTTGGATGAAATCAAGAAAATGTACGGTCCGCATATGGCTGGCGAGCCAGGGTATACGGGCAGAGGTGACAAAGTAGTAGAAGAAAAGCTAGAGCAAAACATTCTATCGCTCAAAGAGGGCTTAAAGCATATCGTCGAAGGCTATAATGACGCGCAGAAAAATAGCGATCAGGGCGATCAAATAAAAGATTCGGCCATTATCAAAACAGTCTTTAACAGACCCACTAAGAAATATCCCAAAGGAAGACAGTACATTGCCGCCGGGACCGAGATTCTTTATAAGGGCGACAGTGAATATTATTATGACGACGGAAACATTTGGCATCCTTATGTGATCACAAATTATTGGAAAGTGCCTGGGAACATATGGGGCATGGGATTGACTCAGCAATTAATTCCGATTCAACGGCGTGTCAATTCAATCGACGCGCTTCTTGCCTATAACCGAAAAACGGTTGCTGTCGGAGTCTGGATGACGCCGAAGGGCGCGAATGTATCTGAAGGCATTAGAGTCGGCATTCCCGGTCAAGAGGTTGAATACACGCCAGACCCTACCACAGGCGCCAAGCCAGAACTTGTGTCTGGAATCCCTCTACCAAGACAAGTCATTGAAGAACGCCAAATGATTATCCAAGACGGCGACCAAATCGCACAGTCAGGCGACATTCGTTCTGGAATCAATCCAAAGGGAGTGAACACAGTTGGCCAGCTTCAGATCCTAAGAGAAGAAGCCAATATCAGCAAATCAAAGCAGGTTGAAAGTTGGGAGCGGTTCATTGAAAACAATGAAAAGCTTGATCTTCTAAATTTTCAAGCTTGTTATCAAGCGCCAATCCCTCAAGTCTATAACCGCCTCAAAAAGCTTGGAAAAGAAATAACTAAATTCGATTGGGGTCAATTCATAGGCGCTGACCTTAGAGACAACACAGACGTGCGTGTTGAGCGCGGATCTACCTTAATTAAATCCAGACTTGTCGCACAGGAAAACACAATCAGGCTGGCCGAAGGCGGTTGGCTAGGAGACATCTTCAGCAATCCAACTCGGTATAAGCGATTCCTAGAATTATTCGGTCTCTCAGATATGTACGGCGATGAAGAGATTGATGTCATTATGGCTGAGAAAATTGTCGAACGCATGATTGAGGGTGAGTATCCGCCCATTCTTGACGCTCACAATCCAGACATACATTTGCTTGTGACGACTCGATACATGAAGTCTCCTGCGTTCATGGAAAAGCCCAATGATATTAGAAATCTATTTGATAAGAGATTCAGGGCGCTGACTGAAAAACTGGGTCAGTTTGCAACCCAAGAAAACTATGACAATCCTCAAGCAGCGATCAAGCAAGAAGAAGCGCAGCAACAGGAGCTAGAACAGCAAGCCTTGACGGAAGCAGGAACATAAGGTAGACTTTTTATGCTTCACACAATTAAACTATTCAGAAACCCGTAGACCGATGAATCGGCAACAGTTCATTAGTCTACGGGTTTCTTTTGTTTAGGGGCAAAAATGCACCCATTAAATGACAAACAAGAAGTTCTATATCTAGGCCCAGACGGCGGTAAGAAGAAATGCGGTCGTTGCATTATGTTCCTCACCGATGTTAAGAAATGTTCTATTCACGGTCCGAAAGTTCAGATCGAAGAGTCAATGGTTTGCGGATTCTACATCCACGGAAAACCAATGACCGCTAAAGATCACCCGCCTATGGCACTCGTTACATCTCAAGAATCCGGTTTAATCAATACTCGTAAAGGCGGAACGCATTGCGCCAGTTGCGTTCATTACCTTAAGGTTGCCGAGGCTTGCGAGGAAGTCGCGGGTCATATCGAAGACGATGGCTGTTGCAATATATGGGAGAACTGGGAAGAAACCGTGAATCCTTATGACAATGATGCGATCGTCCCTTTGCTTAATACCACTGTAAAAAGACAAAATAAAATGGTTGGTGAATTAGCGGGTAATCCGCACTATTAAAGGAGAAAGAAAATGGCAATTACAACAACAATTACTTCAGAAGGACGATGGCCTGTAGGTAACAGACGTATTGTTCAAGGTCGTTCTGTTTTGAGTGGAGGTGTCGCAACAGGGGATGTAGTGACCGGACTTAATAAGGTCGAGAGCTTTGTCCCGGTTGTCGCTGCCGCGACTCAGCAAGGTGTTGCTGTAAACGAAACCCTTCCGTTGTCAAGCGGTGATGTCACGGTAGTCGTGGAAACAAATGACAGCACATTTGATTGGACAGCAATTGGAATTTGAGTAGTACAAATTGAAGTTTAAACCCTGGAGGTTGTAATGTTCTTTGATATATTTCTTTGGAATTTACTGAAACCGTTCTGCTTGTTCGAAGGCGAAAACGACGGAGGATCAGGCGATGGAGATGGTGACTCAAAAGGAGATGGAGATAATGCTAATTCTGATTCCGATGACAGCCCTGGTTCTGATGATTCTGATGGAAACAAAGGCAAGGATGAATCAAAGGAAGCCGAAGGCAGTGACAAAGAGGATGACAAAGGCAAAGAAGGGGATAAGAAGCTTCCTGAAGACTTTGACCAAGCAAAATGGGACAAACTCAAGGAAGTAGATCCAGAGCGCTGGGATAAACTCAAAGATATTGATCTCGAAAAAAACTCCGAAGCAATGGAGCTTTTGGAGTCCGTCAGCAAAGACGAGAAATTGTACGACGAAGTTCTTAAAACGATTCAAAACCACAAAGAGAAAACGACCGACCCGGAAACTCAAAAACGTTTAGATGCGTTAGAACAAGAGTTGGGGGAAAGAAAAAGTGAGGAAGCAAAAGGTAAATTCGAAACCACTCGCGATGAGATTACGACAGAAATCGTTAAAGAAACAAGCCTTAAAGAATTATCTGAATTTGAGAAAGACTATCTAAATCGTTACGTCCTGGATCAATTCAAGGGAAAAGACCTTAAAATTGACCAGATGAAAACAGTGGTTAAAGAAGCCGTTGAACGGCTGGAAAAGAACCATAGAGATCGGCTCAAAAAGTCGGTCAAAAAACAAGACGGTCCAGACCCTATTAAGGGCGGCGGAGATGCAAAAGAAAAAGAAGGCAGAAATTTGAAAGACGCAGATGCAAGAGTGAAAGATTCGTTCGAGTTTTTGAGTAGCAAAAGCGATACCTAACCTTAATGGGAGAATAAAATGGCCGCAACAATTCTTGCAGACCTGGACGGTTTGCTCAAACGTAATTATGGGAAAGATTTTATAACTCAGCAACAAACGGATGCTGATTTCATTACACGGATTCCGTTGGCTCCAGACAAACCACAAGGCGAAGACGGAGCGTATCGTTTTGGCGTTCGTCTTGAAAGACGTCAGAATGGTGGAGCGCAGAACCAAGCGGAGCAGTTTCGTACCAATAGAACTGGCGTTCGTAAGCAGTCAATAATCGTTGCTAAGATCAACATTTGGGCGATTGAATTGACAGGTTTTGCTATGAACCTTTCGCAAACAGCGCTCGCAGCGTTCGTGAGTGGAATCGATGATGAATTCTCTGATGCTTTGGCAATGATGAAGAAGGATGAGAATCGCCAAGCGTTCGGATCTGGAAATGGTATTTTGGCGCTCGTCAGCGGTGCGCTTTCAGATGATACTGCTTTGGTAGTTGATACGCCTGGTGTGCAGTATTTCTTTCCTGGTGAAAGAATTGACATCTTTACTGCTGCTGGAGTGTTGCAAGCCTCCGATGTCAGTATTACGTCGATTGCCGAAAGCACCAACACCTTGACGTTGGCCACTGCCGTGACTGTTAGCAATAACAGTGAAATATTTCGGACGGGTGTAAATACCAGCGCTCCGAGTGACGGTAAAGAAATGATGGGGATGTTCGGACTTACCGATGATGGAACAGAATTCACCACGTTCCAAGGCTTGAGTCGGTCGACGTTTCCAACATTTGTTGGTTCGATTACCGATGCGAGTTCTGCACAAATCACGAATGATTTGTTGCAACGCTCAATTGATAAAGGCGAGAGATTGTCAGGCAGGAACATTGACAAGATTGTTTCTCACCGTAATCAAAGAAGGGCATATTTGAATGTTGTGACGCCCGCAAAGCGTTTCAATAGCAATCAGATGGACTCTGGCTACACCAAAGGGAGCCTTGATTGGAATGGTATGAACTGGGAGGTGTCTCACGATTGTCAAAGAGAAGTGGTTTATGCGTGGCCGACCGAGATGGTTCGCCGGTATGAATCGTTTGCTTTGAAATTGGATGACACAGAAGGTCATACGGTTCACCGAATTCCGGGTACTGATACGTTTGAGGCGTATTATAAGCATTATGCGAATGTCGGAACCCGTCATCCCGCCGCAATAGTTCGGTTGGACAACTTAGCAACTTTGACGGATAGTTAAAATTAGCTGGCTACCCCTCCTGGGGTCATTGTGGCCCCAGGATCCACCCTTTAAAATGGAGATTAAAATGAAAAAGTTATTTACGTTTGCAGTTGCGTTGTTAATGGTGTTTGCCTTGGCCGTTCCGGCTTATGCCATTGTTTATGATCGGGATACCGTTCTTCGTCAAAAAGATGAGCTGGGGAATGATGTTAAGATTGTGATTGGGACAATCGCTTTTGACAGCGGTTATGAATGCGATGTCGTGACCGGCGGTAGTGGTCGATGCGGTGAAGTCTTGACTCCTAGTCAAATTGGCATGACTACAATCACGCACATGTTCATTGAAGGGGCGCATGTCGATAATGCGTCAACTTTTTTCGTGTTTGATTACGATGCTGCTTATTTGGTTGATACTGGTGCCACAGGTGGAATCAGAGCGAATTATTCTTCCGACAAAACAGGTGGTGTCGCTGGAGTAAGCGTTCCGTCGGTTCCAACATATGATTTAAGCGGGTTGACGGCGGTTCCATTTATGGCCATCGGCACGTAATGATTATTTGCCCTTCAGCTTACGAGGGGAAGACTTTGTATGACAAAAGCCATTCGTTCGTGCAAGGTCTCAAAGAGTATGATCCTTGTTTAGAGGCTTATCGCGACAATAGGAATCAAACCATTGTTGGATGGGCCTCTAGGCACGGAGCAAAGGTACATGAGTTCACGATAAAAAGACAAGAAGGTGAGACATGGCCAGAGCTAGAAAGGCGGGTCATCTTAACCTTGCCAGACGGAGATGTTTGGAAACGATTTAAAACCGCAAATGATTTCGACGATTACCTAGCTTTAGAAGTTGAAAAAGCGGATAAAGAAAGACTCAAAGACGTTAAGCACAATCGACTCGAAAAAGTAAAATCAGAAGTAGATAAAATTAAATTTGACCATAACCTCAGAACGCGAAAAGTTCCTGGGGAAAAATTAGGGGGAGCATAAAATGCCGAGATTATGGAATACCTCAAAGATGAAAAAATTAGAAACGAAACACAATGGAACTGTTTACGAATTCCCACCAACGACAAGCCCAAAGGATGCAATCCCAATTTACTATAAAGATGTCGTCAATCATTTAATTTACAAATTAATGCCAAAAGGGCTCGTTGAATTACCGGAAGAGTCGACGCCGGAGCAAGAAAAAAAACTGTATATTCTAGGCATGAAGAGACGCCGAAGTCTATTAAAGGATATATTGGTTCACTATCAAACGGCTAACAATGAAAGAGGTTCTAGGAATCAAGGCAAAATTGAGCCTAACGACACAGAAGTTGAAGCGGTAAAAGAAATCAGATTAATCGAGCAAGAGCTAGACGCAATCGATGGTCCAAGCAAAGAGGACAGAGCTTTGGTGTCTGATTACTTTGAGAAACAAGTCACCGAAGATGACATTGATTCTACACAAAAAGAGATAATTGATGACGGCGTTAATCAACCGGAATTGGCAAGTGTCGGCGCAGAAACTAAAAAAAGAGTCGGAAGACCACAAAAGGCTCAAAGCCTAAAAGCGTAATCGAGATGAGATATGTTATTCGATTTGACCGAAATTCGAACGTATGTGCAAGGCGAAGTCAATCAAGCCGATAACAATACTTTTTTCACAGATTCAAATATAGACAGATGGGCGAACGAAGGGTTGATGCGCTATGCCCATCAATTGATGCAAGCCAGTCAGGGCTATTTTGAAATAAGACTAAGCCTTGATATTGTTGCAGATACAGAGGCCGTCGCCCTTCCTGATAACTTTAACGCAACTGAAAAATCACATTTCGGCACAATCCGCCTAGAACGAAATCTTCCCAGCGCTACGGTTCCTCTCCAATACAGACGACGCCGAGACGTCGCTAATCCAACAACCGGAGTTACAGGATCAGATTTTCTTCCCACTTACGACTTTAGAGGAAACAATCTAATCCTTGAACCCAGGCCCGCCACATCCGAAACGGGTGCGTTGATTCTGATTTATCAAGCCATTCCGCCAAGACTTCAAAGCGGGACCGCCGCCGCCGGAGGAGCCACCACAATTACCTTAGACAGCGCAGCGGACCCCAGGGATGACTATTACAACGATCAAAGGATTTTCATATCGTCTGGAATTGGATTGGGGCAAATAAGAACGATTTCGGATTATGTGGGATCAACACAAGTTGCAACAGTCAGCGTCGCTTGGGGAACGAATCCAGACTCTACATCTGTATATTCAACCTTAATCCATGAAGATTTCCCGGAATCATTTCATGAACTGCTGCCGCTTTATGCCACTAAGAAAGCATTTTTAAAAGAACGATCCCGTGGAATAGCCTTGTCTTATGATGCACAAGCATTGAAGGATTTAGAAGAGCAGTTCAGGCGGTTTTTAGATCAAAGAACAGAGGCAAGGAAATTTGTACAACCTTGGAATATGGAATTGGACAATCAAATAAACGCATAACAACAGGAGACGAGACATGGTTGATTTAGCAAATACTGCAATTCAAGGAAGACAATCAAATGGAAATGCTCAAGAAGAAGCTGCTCGGAAACTACGTTCAGAATCAAGCGGGCTTTATTCGCATGACACTCAAACTGTGAATACTGGTCAAACTGATCTTACGTGGTCATCTCTTTCATCTGCGTTTTTCACTGATTTAGAGGGCGATGTCGTTAATTTCGTTGAGATATTTTCTCCTCAAGCTATTACCGTCGCGTTTAGAACAAAACAAAACGCCGCCATAGCGGCCGCGAGCCTTGGACATATCGAGGTCCGCGCAAACACTTTAAGAACATTCGATTATATCTCTGACGTTACAGAGATTCTTTTTACAAATGCGTCTGGCACAAATTCAGCCGTTCAAGTTACAGCAATCTAAGGAGATAATATGAAAAAGCTATTAAGTTCATTATTAGTTATTTCGTTTCTATTGTTCTTTGCTCCTAGCGCTTTTCCTCTTGGTGGGGAAGTTCCTGAAAGCGGAAATGTTCTTGGGCAGTTAATTTATTCCAATGAGGTTGTTACCACTACCTCCGCAGATCCAGGCCTTGGAACTGCCGACCCATTGGTTGTGATTACAAACATCGTTACAGATGCCACAGGAGCGGCGGCAGACGAGGTGTCTCTTGTTAATGGAACAAGAACTGGGCAGGTAAAAATTTTCGCTTTGACGACAGATAACGAAACCTCTGGAGTGTTAATTATTCCAGCCACATACGCTGGAGGGACTTCAGTTCAATTCGACGATGCTGGCGATAGCTGTTCTTTCCATTGGGATGGGACGAGTTGGGTACTTTTAGCAAACAATGGCGGAACAATAGCGTAAATAAAAGAGGCATGACATGGCTGAGATTAAACAAGTTATTGATGTGAAATATGAAAAGCAAGAAGCGCTTGATTCTTTAAAGCGTCAATATTCGTTTCTCTCCGATCAAATCCCGACATTAGAAGAAAAACATGAGGACGCTAGAAAACTGCTATATAAGAAACTAGGAGAACTTGATCCATTGCTGGCTCAAGTTGATGGGTTAAAGCAGGAAGTCGCCACTCTTCAACAAGATAAGACAGCTATAGAGAAGTCGACTGAGGAAAAGATCGCTGTTCGCATTGCTACAATTGATTCGTTAAATACGAAAATCGAGGCTCGAAACGAAACATTGAGCAAAGAAGAGAAAGACACCGAATCTCTTAAGCTTGGGTTATCGAAAGATCGATACGCACTGGTCGAAGAAAAACGACAGCATAAAAACGTTCTGGTTGAATTTCAGAAAACAGAAGCGGCCTCAAAGGCAGAGCTAGATAGTAAAAAACATGACGTGTCTGCCAAAGGTGCAGACCTTGACCAGAGGGAAGAAAACATAGAAAAGTCAGAGGCGAATTTAAAAGACGAGCAAGAGCGCTTCATGTGGCAAAAGAACGATACGGATAAAAAAGAGAATGAATTAAATCAATTGATTTGCCAATGGAGTACTAAAGAAAAAGATTTGATTCGATTGATCGATGCAGAAAAACTCAAGCTTCTGACGTACAAAGGCAATATGAAGAAAAAAGAGGATCGATTAAACGATCTTCAAATCAAACTCTCGAAAGACGAGAAATGGATCAGAGACAAAGAAAACAACCTTAAAGCCGTCAAAGGAAAGCTCATGGAGCAGCAAGCCAAACTGAAGGAGCATATTGAATCAAAAAAGATCGGCTTTGATTGGCGTGAATTGGAGCTTTAAACAATGCCAGGAGGAGAAGAGAGACATCTACAAGTTCTTGAACAGGATCTTTTCCCCGATGTATTACCGGTCCATAAAATATTCGTACCCAGCGGGACTGAAATCGATAACTCTGATGGGTCAATTGATTTAGACTGGCTCAATGAGACTGCCGCAAATCTTCTGTACCTTCGATTAAACACTGCAAACGACCCGCTTACAGGCGATTTAACCCTCAATAGCACTACCACTGCATTAACCCTTCCGAGTTTCACTCAAGGCTCTATTCCGTTCATTGGCGCTTCTGGAGTTTTATCACAAAACAACTCGGTGTTCTTCTGGAATAACTCAGCATCGGAAATGTATGTCGGTGGTAACACAAGTGGCGGTGCCAATATTGTTCTTTTTGGTGCTGCTGACCCACGATTAGGAATACTGATTGGAGGAGACGGTCTTAAGTTAGCATTGGGTATCGGAGAAGACGCTACGATACAGTATGACGGTACAAATATGATTTTTGATTCTGCTGAAGTAGGAACCGGATTCTATCAATTTCTACATACAGGTCCGGCAAATGCTAAGTTTGCTGAATTTAGCGGAGACAATGTGGCAGAAGGATTCTCTGATGATGAGGCTTTTGTCTCTTACATGCTTGATGACACAAGCGGAGCCACAAGAGAATATGTCCGCCAAACGTGGGCAATCTTTGATGAGTCAACTGGCAGTGGCTCTGGACGGTATAAGATTGATGTTATGTTAGGAAATTCTCTTGTTAACTATATGGAAATGAATCCTGACTTAAAAGATGAAACTGTATTTAATGATACTGGTGCAGATATAGATTTTAGGATTGAGGATTCCTCCGGTGTTGATATCGTCAATGTAAATGCAGGAAGCTCGCAATTAGCTTTTGGAGGAAGCACCTTTTCAGGGTTGATCACAGTCTTACCTTCCGCAACCGAAAACGTCCCTTTGATTTCTTCTGGTACAGCGAGCACAAACGGAAGCGGAACTATTTATTCTGGAAATTTTATTAGAACATTTGCAGGTACCGCTACTGACAGTACGGTCAGCACGCACTACGGGCTTAGAGGGCGGGCGACAACCACCAAAACCGCCACAGGCGGAATCACGACTACCATAAACACAACTGGCGTTTCTGGTGAAGCCAATATGACAGGGGCGCATTCGGGAGCTGCTTTTATCACTATTGAGAGGGTGACGGGTGGATTCTTTGAAGCTCTTAGAAGTACTACCCAGACGTTTGCAGATGCTGTCTTTGTCGCAGAATACAGAGGAATTAACGTAAATTGCAATCCAGCGTTTGCTGTCAACAATGCGGCTCAAAACCTTGCCCCGACAATATGGGGCGCTGACATTGTTGTCACGGATCAAATCACGCTTACGGCTGGAGCTTTGGCTAAAGTCACTTATGGAGCCCAGATAAGAGCCACATCTAATACAGACGGTACGGGCACACTCTACGGTTTGCATATAACAGCAAGTGGGGCAGACACTACGTTTTCAATATTTTCTCTGTCTGACGTTGATGTTTATTTCAGAGGAAAGCTTGGTCTTAACAATCAAACTCCAGCCGCAGCAATTGATTTAATTATAGACGAAACCACTGTAATAGGTCTTTTGATTAAAGGCGTTGGAAGTCAAACAGCGGATATGATTGAGTTGCAGAACTCTTCTGGTGCTGTGTTATTTGAAATCCAAGACGATGGCCGCGCAATCTTTCAGAACGATACCGACAGTACGACAGGTTTTCAAATCTTTGATGCCAATGGCGGAACACCTATTGTCAATGTCGACACAACAAACGAACGCTTCGGTCTTGGAACAGCCGCGCCTTTAGCGCAATTTCACACAACGGCAGGACGGATTCTTAATGCGACGCGACTCACAGGGAACACGACTTTAGATTTAACGCATCACAATATTTTCTGTGATACAGACGGAGGGTCGTTTACTTTAACATTACCCACCGGAGTGGCCGGAACTTATTATCGCATAATTAATAGCGGTACTTCAGCAAATACGGTTACAATAACACCAGATGGGTCAGAGCTGTTACTGGGCGTTAATTCGTCTGTGATTATTTCGGATGGAACGGTTTTGATTATTGTTTTTGAAGCTACCGAAGGCTGGTATTGATGAGTAGATTTTTAACTCTTAGAGTTGACACACCGGAAACGTTTGAGGATACTAGTTTTGTATCTGGAGATAGCCCTGTTACTCTTGATATAAATACGGCGCTCGGTAGAAACGCGACTGAATTTACGGTTATTAATGACGGAGCTGGAAATTTTACGGTTTCTATTTCTAATGATGGAGCGGCTTTTGGGGATGAGCATACGATGAAAAACGGAGAAACCTATTCTTTGGATCAAATTAGTGTGGATTCCATCAGAATAACCCATGTGGCCGACAGCGCGTACAGGGTAGTGGTTATATGACAACCATTATTTCGGCTCAAGTTCCGCGTAAATTTGATATTGAAGTTTCTCGCGGTGCAATTCCAGGATACGAATCTATTCAAATTTCAGGAAACAATCCTGATGTTGGTAAAATATTCGAAGATGTTTGGGATGTCGGAGGAACATTTGTTTATCCTACAGCGGGTGAGACTTGGGAGGTTTTAAGTGATAACGCAAATGATTCGGCAGCCGGAACGGGCGCACGAAGTGTTTTAATCAGTGGTCTTGACGTAAATTATACGCAACAGACTGAAATTGTATCCATGAATGGAACGACTCCGGCACTAACAACGCGCACTGATTGGTTTAGAGATCCATCAGGTTTAGTAATGTTGTCTGGTTCAAGTCAGCATAATGAAGGAAATATTACAATTCGGGTTTCTGGCGGAGGGACCATAAGATCGTTAATTCGGCCAGAACTTGCTCGCACTTTTAACGGATTCTTTACAGTTCCAGCTAATAAGGTTTTAATTGTTCAGCAAGCAATAGTTCGGATTCCAAAAGATGAGGACATAACGTTGCGTACCAATTTTCTAATTAATGGAAGTAACACGTTTATCACAGGGGGAGATATTCCTATTTATCAAAATCAAGCGACATCTAAATTTACATCGTTGCCAGCTCTTCCAGAAAAAACTGACTTTAGAATAAGTGTCAAGTCAAACAATCCTTCAGTTAGTGTGGCTTTTCTTGTCGAAGGAATTTTAGCCAACGGAACTATTGGATCAAACTCATTGTTTTCAATGTGAAACGATTATGGATATAGGTGTTAAATGGACATATCGATAGGTAGAAACAGAAATATATATGATTCACCTGTATTGCGTAGTGCAATTTTACTTAATCCTTCCACATCTGTAGAGCTTGCCCCTGCCAATAGTGATCGAAGCGGTTATATCGTTACCAATAACGGCAATCAAAAAGTGTGGATTAAAGAGCAAGACGCGACAGTTGATAACGACAAAAAAGGATGGGCCTTGTTGGCAAATTCAGTAGCAACGCCACCTGGATTTACAGATCTTTTTTATATTGGTCCGATTAGCGCAATTGCAGATAAGGGAAACCCATCAGTGACTATTCAGGAGATACAATAATGGCCGATCAAGTTGCTCCTTTACCACCAAATACAAGACACGACGAACCAGTTCAGGAATATGGTCCAGTAGGGACTGCTACTAATAAGGTAAACTTTGTTGTTCCGGTAAGTAAGAATCTATTCATTGAACATTGGCATGCTTGTATTTCCGAAGGTGATAAGATGATCATTGAGCTTCAGGACGATGGGGTGGGGCTCGCTTGTATTGCCAATGGTGAAGCAAAAGACGGGGGCCGTTCAATGCCGTTGCCACAATTCAATCCGCTTGGCCCAATCGCGGCTGGAAGCGTTGTAAGACTCAGCCGAGTGGTTGGAGCGAGTGGTAAAGATTGGTCTGGCGGATTCATTGGATACTTGGAGGATGAATAAAATGGATAAAAACTTCATGGACAAAGTTAATTTTGTCTTTGGTTTGGTAAGGTCTATACTTTTGATTATTGCGATGATCGTCGGCGCAGCCGTAATTATTCAGTTTTCCTATACGCTAGGAGAAATGAAAGATAGAATTCATGTGCTTGAACTGCAAAACCCAATTCAACCTAAAGGAGAATGATAATGGCCAGAAGCTCAAGAAGTAAACGAAGCAAGAGAAGCAAGAGAAGTTCCAGGAAATCTAAAAAAAGGAAATAAGCTAAGGTAAACCAATGACAACACGGCTTACGATCGACATTCCAGATGACAAAGCGAGTGCTGTTTACGATTCTTTTCTGCCGATCTTAAATGATGGCACAGAAGAAACGAAACGAGATCATTTTGTCCGTGTTATGTTAACGATCATTCAACGTCTGGATCAAAACCTTAGATCCTCAAAAGCGCTTGATCCAGACGTTGAGCGAGCGAAACCATTAATTGATGTAACGGAGGTTCAAAACCCATGAAAAAGCTTAAATGGAAAATTGATACGTCTTTCTTTAAAGACGAAAAAGAAATCGGCAAAAAAGAACTGTTTACAAATTATCTAATGCAAGCGGCACAATTGCGTTTCAAAGATGGGCTCGGACTTAAGTATCAGCGAATACTTTTGAAAGTCATGGATAAAGCGGAAGCGGCAAAAAACGACTTTCTTGAGCTTGAAGACGCCGAATTTGAATTCATTAAAGACTGTTTTGATAATGCGAAATTTTCTCCTCAAGTGGTTAAAGTAGTGAACCAAATATATGATTTTATTGAGAATGCGTTAAAAGAAGAGGAGAAGAAAAAAAGTGATTCTAAAAAAGATAAGTAGTATTGTCGTATTGCTGTTTTTGGTTGGTTGCGCCTCTGCAACGTTCCATACAGACGATGAAGGCAGAATCACGAAAGTCACGACTTGGGGAAATATTGAAGCCGAGTACAAAACAGAACATGATTCCGCCAAAGTAAATACAAAAACGGATATTTTTAAAGGTCTTGTGAGCATGAACAAGCTGAGTGCAACATGATTGATTGGAAGGAGTCAGAGTATGGCATCTGATTTGATTGGTTATTTAATTGGAATAATGGTCACCCTGGCCCTTTTTACGCTTGTTCAATTAATGGCAGGGATATGGTGGGCATCTACTATATCGACAACACTTAATTTTATTAAATCGGGGCTTGAAGGAGTCACAAAATCTATAGATGATGAACAATTACGGCGAGAAAAACAAATTGGTAAACTTTGGGAACGACTGGATGAGCAACGTATTTTAATAGAACAAAAGGTGAATAAAAATGGCTAAGTCAAAAAAGCTAAAAAAGTTCAAAAGACGATTTGAAGATCGTTTCGCAAATCCGGCGTTCGCTATTTTTAAGGAATTGATTGCAAGCTCAGAGATTACGTTCGGGAAAGATTCTGTTACTGTCAAATTTAAGCCGACCAGGGAGAAGTAAGCAATGGGCAGGTTTCTAACGGAATTGAGAGTATTGGAATTGGGCGGTGGCAAGCGACAACTTTTAGAAGACTTAGAGTACGAAACAGATTCAGGCTATGTCATTGTTGTGCCGGAAGGATTCGTCACAGATTATTTTAGCGTCCCTAGACCATTATGGGCTTTTTTCCCAAGAGACGGAAAAGGTAAAAAGGCATCAGCGCTGCACGATTTTCTTTATGGCAGAAGAGGCGCGATTCCAACAAAGCACTACAGCCGAAAACGATGCGATCGCGCATTTCTTGAAGCCATGAAAGCCGAAAGCGTTTCATGGTGGAGAAGGCAAGTTATGTATCGCGCAGTTCGCGATTGGGGTTGGATAGCCTGGAATAAAGGATAACAAATGCCGCTCGAAAATATAATTCCATTAGAGATTAACGAATATTTTGGGAAAAATACAAAGCAAAGCATCGCCAAGCTTCTGCCCGGATTTAGCTCAGAGATACACGATATGGATTTATCCGAACCCGGCATAGCCAAAACAAGAGGCGGCAGCTTAAGGATCAACGCAGACCCAATCGGTTTTGGAACCGGCGCTTTAGAGTTGAATGGTGTGGGAACGGCTGATTACGCATCGATACCAGATAGCGGGGATTTCGATTTTTCGGGAGGCACTTGGACAGTCAATCTCACCTTCGAAATCAGGTCATTTGCGGAAGAAAAAACATTGTTTTCTCAAATCACAGACGCTACTAATTATAAACAATTGGTGGTCACAACAGCCGGTAGATTGAGATTTGAGGTTGTATCTGGCGGAAGCGTGGTTGTCACTATGACATCAGCGGCAGATGATACCATCGTTTCGTTTACAGAATATCAAGTCGAAGTGGTTGAGAATGCAAACGATTATTTTATTTTTTTAGATGGCGTTCAAGACGCGACCGTATCTGACACTTCAAGAGAAGCGAATTATACCGGCGCTTTCGAAATCGGTAGATTGAATGTTTCGGGTTCATTCGGATATTTTATCGGCAGGATTGATGACTTTCGGGTTTCTGATATTGCCAGACACACTTCAGGTTTCACCAAATACAGCGCAGCCTTTGCGACTGATGGCAACACACAATTGCTCTTAGGCTTTGAAGGCGATGACCATTCCACCACGATTACCGATGCGAGCGCTTCGGCTCACACCATAACTGCTACCGGAGGCGCAAGAATACATACAGGGAAGCTTCCATTCACTCCAAAACGAATCGTTGATCGACATGCCCCGTCTACCAATAGACATAGCCTTATGATTAACGGCGCAGCCAAGATTATCGAAATGCAGAACAATGGACGATGGGCGACGTTAGACAGCACGCTAACCACTTCTGCAACCATATTTGATTTCCTTAATTATGGCGATGACGTGTTTATGGCGGATGGTTTTAACTTCTCGCGAGTCTTACAAGATGGAGCGATCAGGCGATGGGGCATTGTTGCACCGACGACAAAGCCAGAGATTGGAAGCAGCGGGACTGGCCCATTAACAGGAACGTACTCATATCGATATACATTCCGAAACTCAACCAGTGGCCATGAATCAACCGCAAGTTCGATTTCAAATGACAGAATAGCGACAAACGAAGAAATAAATTTAACCAATATAGCGGTTTCGACTGATTCTCAAGTCGATAAAAAAAGGATTTACCGTACAACCGCTGGCGGCGCTACTTACTTATTCGTCGCAGAAATCGATAACGCAGATACAACGTTTGCGGATTCAGTACCGGACACATCTCTTGGGTCAACCGAAGCACCCTTAGATAATGGCCCACCGTCTAAATTCAAAGGGATTGAGGAATTTGATGGAAGGATTTTTGGCTTTAAACCATTCAGCACAAGGGTCGAATTTAGCAATGATGAGTTTCTGACCCCGGCAGGAACAGGAGTCCCGGAAGAATCGTTTAGTCCAGATAATTGTATAGACTTTAGAGCAATCGTTTACGGTATCAAAAAATCTCCCAACTTTAACGAATTATGGGTACATACCTCTGTTGGTGTTTTTGGCGTTAGGCCAACAAATCTTCCAGAAGATCCTTATATCCCAGTGAATCGAAATTCAAGCTGGTTTGCAGTTTCCCATTATTCGCTTCAGAACATTTTTAACGATCAATGGTTTCAGGCGTCTAACGGAAAGCTAATAAGCATTGATTCGGCTGGAAGTGTCAATTATGAGTCCTACCTGATCGAGCCAGATTTAGGTAAAGGAAACATTGTTCAATACGCCAATAATCAAGCGGGGCATTATAGATTCGGAACCAAGAATCAATATCGGATGTTATACCCTAAAAGCGGCCAAGTGACTCCGAATCAAATGTTGGGAGTAAATTATTTGTCCAGAACGCCATCTGATGAAAACGGGTTTAATTATCCGGTGATAGAGCCTCACGATATCACAGCCGACTGTCTTGGCGTCGTTAAGGATGGTTCGGACCAGGACCGACTTTACACAGGGCATTCGGATGGCTATATCAAAAGACAGGATTTCACAACCAATGATGATGGGGTCGCCATCGACTGGTTATTGGCGGTCGGGTTTTCTAGGGCAGCATTGAAGATTTCCACATCTCTCGCGCCTCGCTGGCTTATTCATAATTTATTTCCCATCGGAGACTGGAATATTAATTTTAATCAAAGTTATGATTTCGGTTTGTTTGAGCCGAGTCAATTAAATATTAAAGCTGCTCCGACAGGAGATACGCTTGACGGAACATTCACATTTGATACGTCGGTATGGGCCGATCTTCTGGATTTGGTTCGGGTCACAAAAGATTTACGAGGAGAATTTCATTATTGGCAATCTAGGTATTCTGGGTCAACTAAAGACGAAACAATGGAACTTCATAATATAGAAATATTGCCTATCCAAAAAGAAGGTTTCAGACGGTAATGCCGCGAAGATATTCTTTAATTGAGAGACGATTCCCGCGAACGAGCTTGAACAATAGCAATGAAATTGATATAACCAACAACGAACGGAATCTAAGTTCTAAAATTGACCGGCGAACAACGGTTGACCATAAGTTTTTGACAACTGATTTTGAAACATTTAACCATACCTTAGGGCGCGTCCCTAAAGGCTTTACAGTCATTGACCAGGATCAAGCAGCTGTTTTCACAGGAGACAGACCGGCATGGACGAAAAAAAAGATAAAGATCAAATCGAGCATAGCGACAAACGTTACCCGGATTCAACTCGTATAGGCAAATGGATTATTGAGGTCAACGATCCCTTTGGGTTTGTTGTTCGTCATAGTCAGTCGCCGGAAGAGTTCCATTTTTTTAAAGATGCAAACAATGGCTGGCTTACTTCTGTGTCAAGAATCATTCTTGGGAAGCCTACTTTTAATACCTTTAACGCCAGAGGGGACAAAGGATGTATGGCGCCTATTCTCTGCGATAAGGTATCTAACGAAAGAGCGTACAAAATAGCTGCTCTCAAAGAAAAGTTGAACGAGGACACGATCACTTCAGAAGAAAAAGATGAACTATTGAATCTGTTAAAGAACGTGGTATAATTTTATTGATCTGGAGGCTTTAAGCCCAATGAGAATTTGGTGCAATCATCGCAACTATCAGCGTCACCGCGGCAGTCGCAGCTCAGGTCGCTACAGCCGCCTTCTGGAATGACACGATCAATGCCATTCTGAATCAAGCGAATGGCAATCTTGACGATGACAACATAAGAGACGCATCAATAACAGCAGCATTGCTCGCCAATAGCGCCGTTGATCTTTCCACAGCAAAAGTCACTGGCAATCTTCCCGTAGCAAATCTCAATTCAGGAACAAACGCCAGTTCGACCACATTCTGGCGTGGTGACGCTACGTGGGCCGAAGTCATCCAACCGATTTCGTGGCAATTTGTTAATCTTGTCGTAACCAGACCCAGCGCGTCAACCGTCACGATTACCGCGGATGAACTAATCATTGCCGCGTCTGCGACATCGATGGCAAAAGGAACATCTGTAAGCGTCACCGCCGATATAACGGCAAGCGGGTCTAATGGCTTAGATACGAGCACAGAACAAGCCAATACGATTTATTATCTCTGGGTGATTAGAAATTCAAGTTCTGGTACTATAGCTTCTCTTCTTTCAACTTCTGCAACTTCGCCGACTCTTCCTTCCGGTTTCGATCAGAAGGCGCTTGTCTCCGCTGTCGGGAATGATGGATCGTCAAATTTCCTAGATTTTAAGCAAGAAGGAAGGCGTTATAATTTTGTCACTTGGTTAGCAATGGCCAGTGGCAATGTCGGCATCGCCGGATGGACAACCGTTGACCTTACACCGGCGACGCTTACTTTCTTTGTGCCTCCGGCTCTTTCGACTTTCTGTTACGGGAACCTTGGCGGTGTGAACGGAACCGAAGTCGTGACCAACGACAATGCCGTAACGGTCGGTAATACGTTTGAAAGAAACAAATTCCAAGTGACTTCAGGAGCGGAGCATACGACACCTTGGCAACTTGATGTCATTACGGCTGATACGCTCTATTGGGGCGGAGATAATACGGCCTCTATACTTCATATTCATGGGTTCGAGCTAAACAAGCTTACATAGGTGAGACATGAAAGTTAAATACCGAAGTTCAGACGGTGAAATAATCGCAATGGGCAGTCACATCGGAACGTTAGGGCCGGATGAAAGCGAGGCCACCGTAAACGTTGGGATTCCACAAAAGATACGTCATTGGAAATACGTTAATGGCAAAATCATTGAAAAGACGAGGGAAGAAAAAGAAACATCTGATGCCAAAATAAGGAAAATAAAAAGAACGGATTATACAGGATTAACTTTAGTTCAACAAAAAAAGGTTTCAGAGGAACTTATCGCTCGTTTAGCCACAACGATGTTAACCGAATCAGAACTACAGGATATTATTAATTCATAATGGGCGTATTTTCTTTTGTCGGAAAAGTCGGGGCAGCCGCAACAAAGGCACCGCAACGCAAAATCCCTGATTTCAAGGAATACGCGGGTTATCAGCCATCTAAATATGATGAGCCGAGCGCTGCTCAACTGCACAAGACTTATTCTAGCCGTGCCGCTGGCGAAGGTGTCGGATTTTCTCAAGCAGATTTGGGGCAGATGCGAGGGCGAGCAATCGATGAGGCGCAAAGAGTAGGTGGTGAATTAGAGCGACGCGGCATGGCTGGCCGTAGATTAGGTGGCGGCGTTACGACTGGCGGCACGGCCAGATTAAGAGAAAAAGGAATTCTCGCCACACAACTTGCGCGAAGCCAATCTTTGCGGGATATTGCGATCCGAAATGCCGTTTTAAAACGAACAGAAACCTGGGAAGGCGTTCTAGGGCTTGATAAGTTCCTACAATCAGAACGGGCAGACGCTTATCAAAAGACAAGATTTTCTAGGGAAAAAACTCAATACGGAAATTTATTGTCTCAAGAAAAGTCCAGGCTTGAATATGGAAATCAACTCAATAAATATCAAAAAACTCTTGAGCGATGGGGACTGTTTGGAGAATTCGAGTCTGACATTGTAGATCCTTTTATGGAAGCAGGTATGGCGGCTGCAACAGGTGGCGCGTCTATACCCGCAACGAGAGCAAAGGCTGCGGCTAAAAGTAAAAGCAAGGCAGACCCTTATGATTATGCTCAAGCGTATCAAGGAAGCGGACTGACACCTAGAAGCAGGAGCAACTATAGGCGGCCATATGGCACTTAGTCAAAAAGCAAAAAATATAATCGCCGCCATTGGAATGTCTAAGTCAGGATTTCGCGGGCATATGGACCGGCAGTATGCTGCCCAGACCAAAACAAGAAAAGAAGAAAAGGAAAAAGAAAAATTTACGCGACAAGAAGACTACAAACACCGGCAAAAACTAGAACTGGCCGAACATAAAGCCGGTTTGAAAGATCCAAAACAAACGCCCGAAGAAAAATTTGCCGAATTCCAACGAAAAGAAAAATTCAAAGAACGTCAAAAAATAGAAAGAGACGAAGCAAAAATACAATCAATGTCAGTCGATGAATATCGCGATGCTGTTCAAAAAGCGGCTGAAAAAGGAATGGACGTTTCAGATTACTTAGAAGGCGCAAAATCAGAACAAGAAGCTGCCCTTCAGGCACGCAGAGGATCTAGTTTTCTGGGCAAAGCGCTCTCGCCTGTCGGTGCTGCCCAAACAACAATTCAAAAACTAGGTCAACGATATTTTGGAAAAAAAGATGAACAAACCGCCAGTACGCAAGCCAGTCAAGAACCGATTGCAGTAAATAGAAAAACTGGCGAAAGAATCGTGTATCGAGGCGGCAAATGGCAACCACTAAAATAAAGCCACCCCCTGGCTTTGAGTTAGAAGACGATCCCAAGAAGTCCCTCCCTAAAGGTTTCGAGTTGGAACCGCAATCCGTCGATCTTTTTCCCGGTGGATTCGAAGCTGAATCCGATCCCGCTGGATCTTTGCCGGAAGGCTTTGAAATGGAAACCGATCCTACTAGCTCCTTGCCTCCGGGTTTTGAATTAGAAGATGAACGCACGCAATTCGGATTCGCAGATCAAGATATCGCTTCCCGCCTAAGTCCAATAGAACGAAGTGGCATTGTCGCCGCCGCTCGCGCCGGTGATATTATTTCAACCATTCCCGCAATTGCTTATGCCGGATCAAGATACGGTGTAAACAAAACGGCTGATCTTTTCAATCAAATTTATGAAAGAGATTTTTCCGCACCATTAACCGCTGCAATAGCCGGACCCGTCGGAGTAGGCGTTGAATATCAAAAACCGCTTGAAGGCGAAGCTCTTATCGAAGAAGGCATACCAGAATGGTTGCTCGATAACCCCGTCAGAAATCAACTCAAAGAAGCGCAGATGTCGTTCAGTTATTTAAACGAACGCTATCCCAACGAAACCGCGACAAGTCTTTTTTCCCAAGGTCGATACGGTGAGATGACCGACTGGCTTCTCCATCAAACAATCGAAAATGCGCCTTATATGATTATGACCACTGCCTTTGCGTTAATGGGAGCGGTCCCGGCAATGCTCGCTTCGTCTGCGCTATACGGGGCATCTGCTAAATTCGGACAACTGACCGAAACCGAAGAGGGCAAAAAATTAAGCACCGATGAACAATTCAGAATTTCACTTATGAGCGGATTGGCAGAAGCGATTCCAGAAGTCCTCGGCGGCAAAGCTGTTCAATACTCAGCCAAGCTTTTTAAGTCTG